TGAATCAGGGTCAATTGCTTTGTTTACAATTAAACTGCTAATAACTCTATCGAGTGCAACACCTTTTTTAAGCAGTGTTCTCGATGTGAGCATATCCTCTTCTTTGGCGGTCATCTGCTTAATCTCAATGGCAGATTGATTATGAAGAGGGTGTCCGGGCGGGTAATATCTGCCGCCTGTAGGTAATTCCACAAATTCCGTGGGAATTACAAATGAGAAACCTCCCGTCCCTTCGTTCATTGCTTGAACTGGCGGGGAAGAATCTTGTTGTTGAGCGCCACCTAGGCGGTCTTGATTTCTAGACAATGTGCACCTCTCGTTTTATTAGATTGTCATCATGTGTTGAAGAAAGCGTTTCCACCACCAGCTATAGCAACTGATGGGTTAGCGGTTTCTACGCGGGCCCAGTCGTACATAATCTCGACTGTGGCAGTAGTAAGGTCATCATCACCATAAGAAAGCTGTCCAAGTTGGAAATCTTTAATAAATGCATTCCAAAGTGTCCACGTTTCAAGCGGTCTGCCATCAGAATCGATTTGAGTAATGATAACTGTGCCGAGTGCGCCTGCAGCCTTGGCTTTAGAAATAGAACCAAGAGAAGTAGCGTTAGCGGGTGGAGAATAACCAGAAAGTCTTAAAATATCGGAGAACGTTGCAGTGACGTCAGGGCTAACAGGATCAACCATCTCGACAGTTACAGTATTCCATGTAACAGCACCGGGGTAATAGAACTTATGATTCAGGTATGCGTGTTCGACATTTTCAACAGTAAAAGCAGGCTTATTAGTGCTCTTGGCATACCATGCAAGCGCCCCTCCTTGTTCTGCTTGAATTCCTTGGAATTCTACGGTAAATCTAAAATTTCTCTTCGGATCTTTAAGGGTTACGTCCTCTCCGAAGTTTGTTGACCAAAATGGCATTGTTTAAGTTCTCCTGTTATAAAATTAAATAGTGAGGGAAAATGTTTTCCCCTTAGTTTTAGTCGTCAAATGATGCGCCAGTGTTGAGGATGACGAAATCAATGGCAATGAATTCGATAGCTCTTGCTGGTTTAATCATTATCTTTGCATACATAATGTTCTGATCAATAAGATCAGGGGTGGTTGTAGACTCATCAAGAATGAGCCTATAGTCTGTAATTCCAAATCTTGTTTTAACATTCGAAAGGAATGGCTCAACAAGACCTTTGAATCTGTTCCAAGTAGACTGAACATTTTGTTCAAATAGTACTTGTGTCGAAAGGATTGAAATTTGCTTCTTCAAGTAAATTACCAATCTACGAACATTAATTCTGTCGAGAGCAGATTCACGCTCTTGAAGTGTTTTCTGCCCGAATAAAACAATACCTGAGCTTGGGAAAGAAGCAATCGGATTAATGTTATATTCATACAATGTATCGCGGTCATCAGCTGTCAGTCTTTCGGTGACATTGACAATTGGAATACCGGCGGCGCCAGCAGTTAAGCTGCCGCGGTTATATCCAGCCGGCGCAAACCAAACGTCTGTTTTGGCCTCTGAGGTACCGAGCACACCTAAAGATGCGACACTTGGTGGAATCCACACAAGTTGTCCGGTGTTTTCGTCTCTTGTTTGCACCCATGGGTAAAATGTGGCCCCGTAAGAAGAGTCAATGCGTCGGTCACCCAGTTGCCTTGAGGCTCCATCAACCGTAGTTCCTAATCTGGATGCTTTAGAGGCATAGTAAGCCTCGTGAGGCGGGATATAGACGTCTGGGAGGTCGATCAATGCTATAGCATCGCCTCTTTCTTCACAAACGTCAATCATATGTCCTGTCAACCCTTCTTGAGTAAGTCCGGGAGCAACCAAGACATTCATGTTATAATCTTCTGAGTCTGATACGGTATCGATGGCCTGCCTCCAAGTATGGTAAATATAGCTACTATCTTCATTAGAAGTTGCGGTCATTCCACCATTATAAAGAGGATCTGGCTTCAGAATGTCAAATCCGTCAAAACCACCCCAAAACGGTGCAGTAAATTTATTGTATCCAGCGTTCAGCAGATCTGTATATGACGAACTAGTTGCGGAGCCTCCATTGTGATTAGGGCTAACACCTTTTCTGGAGCCTGACGAATAGAAGTATGCTGATCCAGAAAATGCAACATCATCCATTGAGAAGATATACGACCATGCGCGAATACCTCTGACAGTGTAAGCGCCGGCGGTAGGATCATCTGCATATCCAGCATATGGAATTCTGTGGAAATCCGCGATACTTGCGTCCGGCCTAGTCGAGTCTGGGTCGCGGGTTGTAGAAAACCCAAAGTATGCATTTGTTGGGTCTTTTAATCCGCCGTCAGACGCACTTACGCGAATCGACGAGCTTGGAAAAATTAGTGTTCCTGTGAGCGCATTCAAAGAATTGTCACTTGGATCCATGTAGATAGGGTCGGATCCAAGTTGTACACAACCAGAAAGGAACGGCAGCAAAGCTTCTGCACCAGCAACATTAGCTGATCCGGAACCACCCGAACCACCAACTTGTGGAACGTTCGCTGTACCACCGACTCTAGTCTGGTTGTTGATTAAGAATCCCATCTGCACATCAGCAGAGCCAGTGGAACCGTTTGTGCCGGCACCAACGGTAACTGACGCTGGTCGAGGGGGACCATAGTATCCAAATGGAAGCAGGGTTGGATCGGTGGCGCCGGCCTCCACATCATCATTCATCTGGACATAAACATATTTAGAATTATTAGGGTAATCACCGTAAGATTTCAGCCTTTTCTCTGTAGAGTCAAACTCAACATATTCCGTGCCAATTTTACGACCAATATAATTTGGTGATCTTGGATCTAAGTTACAATTGTCAAAACGCTCCAGCACTACAACTCTGGTGTCTGTATCTCTGAGATCTCTAATAACAACTGAAAATGAGCCATATGGAGCGGATGTGGATGTAGACTGCCTAATTTTTTCAATCGAAACTTTAGCGTTTTTATACAACCATTCGCCATGTCCACGACCTTTAAGTCTAAACAGCTTCTGCATGTTGCCGGGCTCGAAAGTACCAGCGGTACCAAGATCCTGACCAATAAACCATCCGGCTTTCGCTTCCGATGATGCCTGTTGCTTTAAATTACTTGGATCAACGTCTCTATCAGCAGCAGTTGCGTCAGTTGCAACGTTGGCACCAAGCGGCAAAAGAACACCGAATTTCTTAACTGTGCTGTCGTGAAGTCCATCACGACGCAATGCCTGTTCGTAACTCTCACCTAACCAATAATCTTTTCTCGCAGTTGCAGGAAAGAATGTAGTGGCAGACTCTCCAGAAACTTGTGGATTTGTGTTGAATCTTTTGCGAATAAATGTCTCTTGGGTATCATCAAAACCAAAAGTAACGAATTCAGATGGATTGTTACCTGAGATTTCAACAGTAAAGAGACCGTTGGTATCAGATTCGATCACAATCCCTGTTCCTCTAGCTTGGAACTGAGGGCTAGTGGCAGTACCAGCGCCGCCAACAGTGGCAACGTTTCCACTTAAATGAATTTTACCACCGGTGGCACTATTCAAGTAGAAGGTTGCAGCATGTGTACCTTCTCCAATATTGGCCGCGGCTCCAGATCTAAACAGGAATAAACCAAAAGCACCACCGTTTGTGCCCGCAGCAGTGCCCGGGCCAGTTTTTGTAGCCCATCCTGCGGCGGCATCGCCACCCACAGAGGATCCTTTAGTTGTCTGCTGCCCTAAAAGCCTGACAAACGTAACTGGTGCAACATTGGAGCGTAAGAATGCTTTTGCTGCGTATGTACCATACATCGGAGATTGGTAATTCCCATTGCGATAAACATCGCCTCCGCCGGCACCGGCTACTGTTTCACCAAATTCAGTAACAAAATCCGAATATGAGTTGACTGTAACGGGCGTCATGGCAAGTCCACGTCGAGATCGACCGATAACAATCGGACCTATTGCCTCAGCGCTTTTAGGAATGAACGAGTTATCAATCTCGTTGATGAAAACTCCGGGGGATACAAATTTGAAGCTTTTTACTGACATTTTGGGTTTATCCTTTTATATTTTTAATAGTGTCTTAAAGATAATGGCGAGTCAACAATCATCGAATGAAGAACCAGTGTTGAGAATTACGAAATCGATGGCCACAAACTCAATGGCACGGGCCGGCTTAATCATAATTTTTGCGTACATAATGTTCTGATCAATAAGATCAGGGGTAGTTGTTGTTTCGTCAAGAATCAGACGATAGTCCGTGATACCAAATCTGGTTTTAACATTCGATAAGAAAGGCTCAACAAGTCCTTTGAATCGATTCCAAGTTGCTTGAACATTCTGCTCGAAAAGAACTTGAGTAGACAAGATAGAAATTTGCTTTTTCAAGTAAATAACGAGTCTGCGTACATTAATTCTATCTAACGCTGACTGTCTTTCTTGAAGTGTTTTTTGTCCGAATAGCACAATTCCAGAACTCGGGAATGATGCAATTGGATTAATATTATAATCGTAAAGCACATCTCTGTCCTTAGAAGTAAGCTTTTGGCTTACCTTGCTGACTGGAATGCCAGCAGCGCCTTCGCCAATACCACCGCGGTTAAAGCCAGCGGGAGCAAACCAAACATCGGTTTTAGCCTCTGAGCTTCCAAGTACACCAAGAACTGCGACAGAAGGCGGAATCCACACTAACTGTCCTGTATTGCCATCACGTGTTTGCACCCATGGATAGAATGTAGCTCCGTATGAAGAATCTATTTTTCTGTCACGAAGTTGACGTGCAGCCCCACGTGGAGTTGAGCCAATTCTGCTCTTTTTATCAGAATAATACTGTTCATGAGACGGTATATAAACATCCGGGAGGTCAATCAGGGCCATAGCATCAGCACGATCTTGGCAAACATCAACCATACGCTCTGTGAGGGTATCATTCGTCAATCCGGGAGCAAGCAAAAGATTCATATCAAGCTGTTCAGGATCAGAAATCATATCGATTGCTCTTTTCCAAGTAGCATATACATAACTGTTATCTT